GGTTTTTTCAGGCATCTTTAGTTGGCCTCTGACCCAATCTTCTACGTCTTCCCCTGGGGTGATCACTTTAGCTGTAGCCATAGTTGATAAAGCAGTGCTTAGAGCGGTTATATCGACAGGTTTGATATCGGAGAACGTGAGTTTAGGGTATTCCTTAACCCCATTGAAGTTATAATCAACCAGTGGTTTTACGACATGCTCATTAACCGCATCAGCTACATATTCAGCGATAGCCTCAAGCGATAGGGTAAAAAAGTCGGTTTTGTCTTTGGATAGGGCATAAGAGCCTTTGGAGTTAGCACCTAACTCAAGGAAATCAGCCAATATGCTTTTGGCCATAGACCGATCATGGTACATAACCGAAGGCATAACATCTCTAACCGTATGGCCTTTCATGTCCATAAATCCGATCTGGATGTTTGTTTCTCTTATAGAATAGGCTTTTTCATTAGTGCGTAGGTTCTGGAGCACCTCTTCAATTTCATTCTTTTTCTTTGCAAGTGTACCCACAGGCACTATAGCTTCTGGGATGCCTAGACCTTGGCGTTCTGCTGCGATCGCATCAATCTTTAATAAAGCATCTTTTACATAGTAGTTACGGTAGGCAGATCTGAGAACGGAAATACCTTCCCAGTTCTCGCCTTCTTTCTCGTTGACTAAGACCAGCATCTTATCCATTGGGATACTGAATCTACCCGATGTCGTTATCTGGGTGATACCTGGCTGGCCGTTTTCCATTTGCCAAGCCCATACAGAATCAGACGGTCTAAACGCAAGCTTGTCAAGCTTGATCTTGCCGTCTTCATCAAACCTATACACTTTTTCATAGATAGCGTTACCAATAGCGAGGTAGTTAAGGGCTTCGGTTAACCATTCAGTCCATGTGTTAACCATGTCGTAAAACAGGTTCTGGGCTATAAAGGCTTTGACCTCTTGGTCTAGTGAGTCTTCTGAGGCTGCTATAAAATCCCAATTAGCACGAATGATAGGGAGTTTCATTGCCTGAATACAGGCTCTTACTGTGGAGTCACCAAGCCTCATCTTGTTATATTCACGTACTCTTGAGGTACCGGTTAATTTGTTGTTATAATCAAGGTTTACGTTTAAACCGTTGTATACCAACGAAGTAGTTTTGCCGATCTCTGCTTGTATATCATTTATTTTAGAACGTTTTGCCATATAATCCGGAGGTGATCGATGACTGAGCCTCTTCTGAACTATCAAAAGGTGCTTCGTCTTTCTCCTCCATATTACCAACTAAATACTGCATCATCAATTGGAATAATTGAATTACCCCATAGCGCAAAGCGTCTGGCCCGTGGTCATCTACTTTCTTAGGCTCGATAGAGAACGTGCCATCAAGGTTTTTCTTTCTGCGGTAGCTTAAAAGCTCTGCTCTTAGATTCACACAATCGGTGGTGATCTTAAGAAGACCAGCCTCAAACAGCTTTTTAACCATGGAGATACCATTGATGACTAGGTAAGCGGTTGAGTCTTCTACTTTTTCCAGCATTACAGCGCCTCTGTTCATTCGATCAGCTATCTCTGTGTGGCCGTGATAATCAGGCACCCAGATCACATCATCTACAGCTAGGTCGTATTCGGCGAGCTTTTCTACGATAGCATCCCAGATAGCATCTGTTCCTTCCTTTGTAATATACAATTCGCGAAACCCTATAAGTTCGCTGTTATCAGGCGACAACCAACAAAAAAGAACTACATCAGGGTGACTCTCTCCATACCCAAAGTCTTCAAATAGATAGACCCTGCCATTTGCCCGGCTTCTTGGGTCAAACGGAGGAATAAGGTTGCGTTCATCGCTGTATGATGAGCCGTAGATAATACCCTCAAGGCCTGGCTTAATACATAACCAGTCAGACGCCCAGGTATCTTGATCGAGCGTTTTATACTTATTTATCACATCTTTCCATGTGTAATAACCATTAGCCTTAGCAATATTCTTGGGCAATGTCCCACCAAAAGCGTCATAAATACGCTTCATGAGGGCTGAGTCATGCAAAGGTAGCGGCTCCATTACTTCCCAGATACACCACTTGTAGACCTTGGCGCCTTTGCTTTTGGCTTCATCAAGCATCTTCTGCATTGGACCATTAGGGAATTTACGGGTAGAGGTAAGAACCATCTTTGATTCAAACCCATTTTTTGATTGAGCCATTGAGAACGCTTGCTGTAGGATCGGCCACAACCACAAATCGATCTCGTCAAAAAAAGCTATCTGCGGGTGAGGTGAGTTAACGCCAGTCATCGTTGCAACCAAGATCTCGGCCGCTGAGCCATTGGCCAGTTTGGTCTTGTTCATCGTTTTAGCATCAACATTAGAAGCAAATGGCTCTTTATCTATGTAATTGGAGAAATAGTTGTAGCACCGCTTGGCCTGCGCCTCGATAGCAGCGATATTGGCCACCTCTATATCAGCATATAAAAAGGTAACTATAGCGATCAGAATCGCAAAGATGTAGGTCTTACCGCCTGAACGGTTAGCGAGGACTATAGCTGTTTGGAACTCATCAAAGAGGAAACCGCATACAAAATCAAACGGGGCGTCGTGGTCTTCACAGATACTTACCCGGGGAATGTTTACACCAAAATTGAGTTCAATCCATTCATGTAGGCCGTCACGGTCTTTATGCTTGATAATCTGCTCTAGTATAAACCTCTGCTCATCAGGAGTCAGATATAGGGGTTTCGCTGCCTGATCGCTGGTATTCATTTAGGCGTTTTAATAAATTAAACGTCAAATCTTCTTCACGTTTTGTTTTAGGGGCATTGATAGAAGGCGTCTCTGGAGCGTTACCGTACTTACGTCCTAACTTATTGTAAATATCTATAGCAGTGTTTTTAGCTTTTAGGTCAGCAAACTGGGTGATGTTATATAAAAGGTGCTTATTGACAACATTATCGTTAAGCCCTGCATCATCAATCAAGGTGGCTATATACTGGCAAATGTTAGGTTTCCTCAGGTTTTCTGAAGCAATAGAGCTAGCGAGCCTCATGTTTATATCACCCCTGGAATTAGTGCAGTCATAGCCGGCCTCAATTACCGCCTCTGCTCCACTTAAAAAAGGGTCCATATAACACTCAGCAAACAATCTCTGCTGATCGGTGATCGTATATTTTTTCTTATCTAGTCCAGTAAATGTGAATTTCTTAGTCACGCCAACTCTCTCGAGAATGGGTTTCTCTTTTTTATTTGAAGTCATACTATCTATCGAAACCGTGTAGGGCGCACGGCAACTTGCTGTATTTAAACTCATCCACGTTTAAAACCAGGCATCCATCAACTTTGTCATGTAACACAGCAGTCTGGTAAACGCCGGCGAATATCTTAACGATCTCAGGCATAGTCATTGGGATAGCTCCTAGATCAGTGGTTGGCACATACTTACGTCTTTCAGGGTGAGTGCCTTTTTCGGGATCAATCCTAATAAAAACAGGGCTGACCTTTACCCCCTTATCCTGTAATTCTTTCTCAGTCATTGGCTCGAAATCGTCTAGGTTCATACCAAAATCATACCATGACTTCTATACGAAACTCACTGCTTTTGATATGAAGCCATACCTCACATGGGAGCGCTACTTTATTAGCGTGTTTCCATGTCGTAATTTCTGGCCGAGCTTTATAAAAATCGGTAGGATTGCTTTTGACCTGGATGAGTCTGACCCCAGCTCCTTTAATAGCGATAAGATCAAACACACCCCAGAAATCAGGTGAATGGTGGCGGGATCTGTTTTTGCGCTCAACAAGGTAGCCTTCTGCTTCAAGCTTCTTTCTGGCTTTAAGCTCTATTCGGTTACCTTTGGCGACTTTGTTCACACATCTACTGTAACATAATCACCTCTGCCCATTGTGTGATAACAGGGTTTGGTTTAAACAGGATTTATAGGGGAGCAGACTACCCAGCTTTTAAAAGAGAATCAATACTGCACTGCATACAAACTCAACTACACCTGTTGTTGCATACCTTTGGCTAAGACAAGATTCTTAGGGGAGCACAAAATAACAGGGCAGTTAGATTTGGCGCAGGAGAGTAACGAGAGGGGTTATAGGGGAGAGGTCGTAATGTGTGTATCTTACGACATTAGATTTTTATTCTTTTACCTTTGTCACTTATAATGACCTGCATTGTACGTTCTATGTCAAAAGGAGCTTTCTATGTTATATACAGCAATGCCGACAATGCCTGTGAGTGACTTGCGCAATAAGCAGGCTGAGACGATTGCCCAACTGGATGAAACCCCGGTACTTTTAACCCGTGGTGGCCATGGCGCCGGCGTTTTGGTGCATCCTGAGAAGTGGAATCAGATCATGCGCGAAATGGCGCGATTACAACGGCTTGTTAAATACGATCAAATCCTGGCTGAGATGAAGGCCGGCAACTATAGCGAGACACTCTAATGCGGATGCACTACAGCCAGCAAGTAACGATATTAGTACGGTCATTGGGTGAGGAAGGGGCAGCCCTCAGACGGGCGATTGAGTCACTAAGAACCAACCAGACACCGGAGTGGGCGAGGCCTCTTCCTGACCGGCCAGGTGGTTATGAATGGCTGGTTGAAGGGTATTGGATACTCTATGAGGTAGATCGGTCTGATAAAAGCGAGACCATCATTCGGGTGGTCATGATCGAGGCGAGCTGACGCTACTGATGTGTAACAGAGTAATACCTATTTGTTTATACCCTTAAAAGATTTAATGCAGTAAAAAGCCTCAGTCTTAGCTGAGGCTTAGTATCATGGTTATACATAGGAGCGAATGAATTTAGCTACCAGATTTTACATACATTGCCTATTAACTTTATCTCGATTAACCAAGTCACCGTCGATAATAACATTACCCAAAATGCAGATACCCCCCTCTGTGTTAATATCAAAATCGTAATTATCTCAGCAATTCCCGCAAAGTAAATACTATATGCAAAATAGGCCATTTTTCGGGCGATACAGAGGGAAAACGGGCATATTTCAAGCGGCTTTTGTGAGCAAATTACATCGATTTGGCATAAGTACCGCTATTTGCGTCATGAGTTACTGAATTTGACCCAATTATCGCTGGTTTTGACCAATATTTTGGGCAATTTATCCTAATTCAAAATGTAGCAACATTTATGTTGCGGGAATTGCTG